ATGATACAGATAGACCGTGAGACCTTCCAGATGATGCTTCACCAGATCATGGAGCGGTTCGACAAGATTGAAGACAAGCTGGGCCGCATGAACCGGCAGACTTCCGCCCTTGACGGCGACAAGCTGCTGGATAATCAAGATATGTGCGAGTTGCTCGGTATCACGAAACGCACCCTTGCACGGTATCGTCAGAAGAAACTCGTGACCTACTACATGATAGACGGGCGCACCTATTACAGGTCATCCGAGGTCAAGGAGTTTCTGAACCGCAAAGGCAGACTCTCCCTTGCGGAGATGGAGCGAAACAAAATCAATGTTTAACAAATTAAAATGAAAAATTGCGATGGAAATTATCAGTATGGACATCAGGACTTTCGACGCGCTCATGGCGCGTGTGAAAACCATCGAGGAAAAGGCCGACCTGCTCTGCAAACGGCAGGAAGACCTCGGCCTGAAAAAATGGCTGGACAACCAGGAGGTATGCGACATTCTCGGCATATCGAAGCGTACCCTGCAAGAATACCGCGCCAAAGGCTTACTGCCTTTCGGCAGGATCAAGAACAAGCTGTTCTACAAGCCGGAAGACGTGGAGAAAGTATTACAGTCGTATTATCATGCTAATTCAAAGAAACTATGAGCCACTATTTCATTGACAAACAAGACCCGCGTGTGGCCGACCTTCTCCGCCGTCTGGAGAACACCGGCAAGGCACTGAAAAAAATGGAACCGAACTGCCAACGATCGTTCAACGGCGAACGTTTCATGAACGATGTGGAACTGGCAAAGCTCCTGCGTATCAGCCGCCGCACCTTGCAGGAATACCGGTCATTGCGCATCCTGCCTTATTACCTGATACAAGGCAAGGTGCTGTACAAGGAATCGGAAATCCAGCAACTGCTGGAAGAGGCACACAGAAAGTGCCTTGACGAACAGCGGAAATGGCTATAACCTGAGCAAGCGGTTTCCGCGGAACAATACGAGAGGAACAGCCTGGTAACACGGATTGTTCCTCTCATTTTTATTTCTGCTTGCTTATACGGACTTTCTTTGCCGCTTGGGTTTGGCGACAACTTCTTCTTCGTAGAGGTTTATCGGCCGCTTTGCCGACATTTCCCGCAACGCTTTCGTGTCCTCGTCCACTTTCCGGCTTTCCACCTCGGCATAAATCTGGGTAGTCGTGATGCTGGTGTGTCCCATCATACGGCTCACGGTTTCTATCGGAATACCCAGCGAGAGCGTGATGTGCGTTCCGAAATTATGCCGGGCCTTGTGGAAGGTCATGTAGAACCCGTATTGTTTTCCGACCTCTTTCGTGAGTTTAATCAGGTAACTACGGCAATACACGTTGAAAATCTTATCGCTACATCGTTCCGATTTGTATTTCTCTATAATTCGCGCGGGAATATCCAGCAACCGGATATAAGAGGCGACATCCGTCTTTTTTCGCCGAATACGAATCCACCGGCTTCCGTCTTCTTTCTGTATGATATCCTTTTCCGACAAGCGTTTCAGGTCGGCATAAGCCAGGCCGGTGAAGGTCGAGAAGATGAACCAGTCGCGGACACGTTGCAGGTTGGGTTTGTCGAGTTGTGTCGCCATCAGTTTCGTCAGGTCCTCGTATTTCAGATGACGGCTTTTGCGCTTCGGCAGTTCCGGATGCAGTTCATCGTAAGGGTCACGCCGTAACGTTCCCTGGCTCAAGGCACGTTTGGTCATCTTTTTCAGACGATACAAGTGTTCATGCACGGTCTTCTGCTGCATCCCGCAGTCGCTTCGCAGGAACAACTCGAAATCATCATAAAAATCCTGGTCGAGGCTTTTCAAAGTAACATCTTCCGTTTTCTTCTTATCCCGAATAAACTCATGCAAATGTTTATAGGAACGTGTATAGCTTTCGTAGCTTCCTTTCTCCCGGTCCACGCCGATTCTTTTTTTGAACTCCTCGTTATGCTCCCTGAACAGGGCCAGCAAGGTCAGTTTCTTCTCGCCGATACCCAGCATGGCATTCTTGATCAATTCGGCCGTAACGAAACCCAGACTGTTTTTAATCCGCTTGTAATGTCCCCGAATTTGCTTGTCAAGGTCATCTATGGCACGATTCACGGTAAGGGCGTTCTCGCTTCTGCCGTCGGCACGTCCCGTTTCGGGATTCCACAAGGCGGGGTTTACGGCTACCTTGATGCCGATTTGTTCCCACCTGGCATCGACACTCACCTTGCACAACAGCTGGCATGTTCCGTCCTTGCGCACCTTTGTACGGTTGATATAGAACAGGATGGCAAACGTGCTGCGGTGCTTTGTCTCTTTATTACGAATGTTGTTGTTTACGTTCATGATTGATAAGTTTTATTGTTCAACATATAGGATTGGTTAAATGGCGACCGAGAAACGCTCGGCGACTTTGGCATCGAGCATCCGGGTGTCGTCCTCCACTTTGTCATCGGTCACATGGGCATAAATTTGGGTGGTGCTTATCCGCTCATGTCCCAATATCTTGCTTACGGTCTCAAGCGGGACTCCGTTCGACAGAAGCACGGTCGTCGCGCTGGTATGCCTTCCGGCGTGGAATACCAGCCGTTGCTCGATACCGCACAAACCGGCGATGGTTTTCAGCGCGCCATTCAATTCGCTGTTGCTGTACATCGGCAACAGTTTTCCTTCCGGTGCGGCATCCCTGTACTTTTCAAGGACATAGAGCGGAATATCCAACAAGGGAACTTCATAGCTGATTTTTGTTTTCTTGCGGGAAGTCTTAATCCACAGGGTACCGTCTTTGACAGCCACGAGGTCTTCAGCCGACAAGCGGCACATATCCCCGTATGGAATGCCGGTAAAGCAACAAAGTGGCAGGTAATTACTTTTAGGAAGAATACTGAGATGAAAACGTAATCCGTTGAAATATAGTGATATCTCACTGATTTTCATTTTGAAGGAATGACTGAAATCGGAAGAATATTGCAACGGTTCAGCTACCAAGTCATTACCTGTTTCCAACCGGGTAAATTGGTGAGAACCACGGATTTTCCTCTCCGGCCGTATGCGATATTAAAGCTTTTCCTTCATTCATGCAAGAGAAAGCTACCAGTCGGATTCTTTTGCACTGTTTTGCTTGTTTTTTCATACCTGAAATCCTTGTAACAATTTATAATATTGCAATTTAAACAAGGAAAAGGATGAAAACAGAAATCAAGGTGCTGCTCTACCTCAAACGGAACGGGCAGGGAAAAGACGGGCTTTGTCCGCTGATGGGAAGAATCATGGTGAAGGGAACGGTTAATTCCGTCACACAGTTGGGATGTAAGATAAAGGTGGACCCGAAACTGTGGAATGCCACTTCGCAAAGATGCACCGGAAAAAGTCGGATGGCTGTTACCACCAACAGGGAGATAGACGGAATGCTGCTCCTTCTGCAAAAGAGATACAACGAGTTGGTGGAGATCAGTGATGACATTACCGCTGCACAGATACGTGACGCTTTTCAGGGAATGGCTGAAAAGCAGGTGACACTGATGGGACTGTTCCGCGAAAACAATGAGGAATATGCCCTGCGTGTTGGGGTGAACCGCGCCCTAAACACCCTTTATCAGTATAAAAACACATACCGTTTCATGGAGAAATTCCTTAAGGAGAAATACAAGGTTTCGGACATTCCTTTCAAAGCATTGGACGAATCGTTCATAGAGGCGTTCGAACTATATCTTCGCATTGACCGGAAACTCCAGACTGGAACCTCCATCGGGCATGTCCAACGGCTGAAGCACATCGCACAGATTGCCGTAAACCGGGCAGTCGTACCTTACAACCCATTCAAGGATTTTTCTCCAATGAAGCCGAAGCAGAAACAGATGTACCTGAACCGTGAGGAGCTAGACAAACTGATGGCCACCACATTTGATACCCCAAACCGTAACTTTACCAGAGACATGTTCCTCTTTTCCGTCTTCACCGGTATTTGCTACTGTGATATGAGGAACCTGACTGAAAAAAATGTGGTACAGGACTATGAGGGGAACCTTTGGATAGAAACCAGACGCCAGAAGACAGGCACTCCGGAAAATGTGCGCTTGCTTGACATTGCTGTAAAAATCATGGAAAAATACAGGGGGATGGCCCCGGACGGGAAACTGTTCCCCATGTTAACCAAGGAAAGCATGAATATCCATCTGAAAAAGATGGCTGTACAGTGTGGCATAGACCGTAACTTGTCCTTTCACATGGCCCGCCACAGCTTTGCTTCGCAAGTATGCCTTTCGCTAGGAGTACCCATCGAGACCGTCAGCAAGGCCATGGGGCATAGGAACATCAGTACCACGCAACGCTATGCAAAAGTAACCAATGAGAAGGTGGACCATGACGTTACGGCTTTGAGTCATAATATTACGGGCAAGTACACTTTGTCTGGCATTGAGCTACCGCCATCCACTATTTTGAAAGACATGAGTTTAAGGGAACAGCGGAGAAAAGAAAAAAATACTGGATTAAACAGGGATAAGGAGGGAAAGGTATGAGAAGCACCTTTCGTCTGCTGTTCTATATCAACAGACAAAAAATCAAAAAGACAGGAAAGTGTCCGGTAATGGGACGCATCACCCTTGATGGTAAAGTGAGCCAATATTCTACCGGAGAGGAAGTGTCACCTGAATATTGGGATGCCGGCAAGGGACGTGCGGTTGTTCATGGGAAGGATTCTGAAATGACAGCGACGTTGAGGGAACTTAACTGGAAACTGGAAGAACTGGAGGAAAAGGCAAAGGCCGCCTACAAAAAGAATGTGGATTCGACCGGATATGTCTCGGCCGAATTGATAAAAAACGCCGTGACAGGAAAGGCCCAGCCGAAGGAGACATTGATTGCTCTTTTTGACGAGCATAACGAGGAGTATGCAAAACGTGTGGGTGTCGACCGCACGCGCCATACTTATGTACGGTATTTGACGGGCCGCAGGCACTTATATGACTTCCTGCAATACAAGTACGGTGCGGAGGATATGGCATTGCGGTCGGTTGACATGCGGTTCATCGAGAATTTCCATTTTTATCTTTCTACGGTGCTAAGGCTGAAAACCGTATCTTTGAACGATTATCTGATCCTGCTGTGCAAGATAGTCCGGCTTGCTGTCAAGCGCAAGATACTGGGACGTTATCCGTTTACGGGTTACAAACTGGAGACTCCTCCGAAACTTCACAGACATCTGACGGGAGAACAGCTTGCGAAACTGATGGCCGCCAACCTGCCCACTTACCGGTTGTGTCACACAAGGGATCTTTTTGTTTTTTCGGCTTTCACAGGCCTGGGAAGAGCGGAGATGGCTGAACTTTCCGAGAGCCACATCGTTACGGATGAGAACGGCTCAAAATGGATATACATCCATCGTCTGAAGACAAAAGTGGAATGCCGTATCAAACTGCTGGATATTCCGCTGAAAATCATGGAGAAGTACAAGGGGGAGGGTACGGACGGCAGACTATTTTATGTGCCGGTTACTTCCAGTCTGTGCAGGAGTCTGAAAATAATCGGGGAAATCTGCGGACTGGACTGCCATCTGACCTACTATATGGCTCGGCATACCTATGCGACCGAAGTCTGTCTCTCCAACGGGGTTCCCATTGAGACCATCAGCAGAATGATGGGGCACTCCAACATCCGCACCACACAGATATATGCGGAGATAACCAATCAGAAAATCCGGAAAGATTTCAAGATACTGTCAGAAAAGACGAAGGACCAGTATTCCTTACCGGAAGACAACATGCCGTCCAGGGTTTACCGGTGCGGACAGTACAGCGGATGGAAGAAGGAATGTGGAAGGCAAAAGGACGGTACGGATTCATAGTTGTAATGCATGGCATATACAGAACAATGGGGATGGAAGTCCAGACTTCCTCCCCATTGTCTTACAGCGGCCTCCTATGGCAACCGCATGGCTTTTCTATATCCGTCCTGCAACATCCTTTCGATGTCACTTTCCCTGTACAGCACCTTGCCTCCGAGCCGGATATAGGGCAACCTGCCTTCGTTACGGTATTCCTGGAGGGTTCTGCGGCTGATTTTCAGCATTACGGAGAGTTCACTGTCGGTCAGAAAATGCTCTCCGTTCAATACTGGGCGGCAATTCCGGGATAGACTCCCGATTTTTTCCACCATGCGGTCAATACTTTGGAAAAAAGAGAGGACGTCCCTGTCTTCTCCGGTCAGCAGCTCATTCATGCCTGCGCCTCCTTTCTCCTTTGGACTACGGGAAGTATGCCTTGTATATCTTCCGGCTTGTAGTAGATTTTGTGACTGATTTGGCTGTATGCCAGCGTACCGTTGTCTCTGAGGGTCTGCAAGGTCCGGGGAGTTACATCAAGCAGGATACAGGCCTCCTGGTTGTCCATCCATTTTCCCATTTTCTTTTCACGGTGCTTTTCACAGAAGGCATCCGTAATTTGTGCCGCATCCTCCAGACGTCTCAGCATTCTTTCAAAGACACGCGCTTCGATAGTGACGATTTCCATAAACGCATTCAATTGGTTTGAAGCAAATGTAGGAAGAAAGAAACGTCCGTTGCAAGGAGCTGTCTTCAGATGTCACCAAATGTCCCCAAACGTCAAAAACCGGCCGCAAGGGAAGAAAACAGAAAACGCACACCGCAAACCATGCAGATTGGAGGGAGCTGAAGTCCTATATTTTCTTATGAAACCTATACATACGGCAACCGGTTTCCGGTAGAACCGCTTTGTTATCATTCCTAATGTTTGAATAGTCGATAAAATAATAGCCCGGAGTTTGTTATCCATATTTTATGCGTCATGTCGGTCACAGTTAGTCCTATAATCCTCTTTAAAATCAAAATCGTTTGTCCGGGCATTTATTTCCATAAATATTTTCCACGACGTAGTCGCACGGAAAATATTTATGGAAAGCGAAGCTGGAATGCCCGTGACTATAAGATTTTGATTTAACTTTGATTATAGGCCTAACGTAATCTTTCTTTTTTTAAATCAAATTATGGACTAATCATTGTGTTTTAATTCCTATTTCAAGTTGTACTCTCCTTTATGTGAGATGCCAGACTATACAACCTTTATATGTATATATTTAAACACAAAAATACAGTAATGTTATACTAATAACGATTGCAAAACAACTACAACCAATAGCAATGAAAAAGCTATTATTATGGTAATCATTAAGTTCTTTATACTTGATAGGTGTTTGTCGAATATACTTATACCATAACCAAGTCAATAGCTTTCCTAATCTTTGGGCTGTTATAATACTACTCATTCTTTTTCTTTTGAATATTCATTCCAAATAGTAATTCCATCATTAATATTCCCCCAAAACTCTTCACTGGTTTGGTGCATGTCATAATAATGCTTGGCTTGCTTGAATTGTCTGCTAGCTTCTTTTTGCCAACCTTTTCCTGAAGCTTTATTCAATTTATATTGCTTTGATTTGATAAATGAGTTATATCCTTGCAATCCTGAGGCCACTTTTCCACATAGCCCTAAAAATTTAACACCTTTTAAAAAAGCAGTTGGCAACACATCTAGAAAGGCCTCAAATTTTTCTTGAGGTAATTGGACGCTTCCAGAGAGAGAACGTCCAGTAAATAGTTTAAAAGGAGAGTTTATGAGTCCATATCCCATATTATTTGCTATTTTCCATACCCCTTCCAATAAATTACTAGAAGGAGAATCCAGCCAAAACTCATATGATGTTAATGGTCTGGCTTCTTTAATCTCACCATTGTCTAACTGTATGGGCGTATCTATGACTTTTCTTTGCGATATATCTAAAATTAAAATCTTTTCTCCTATTGAGAGGTGATTACTATGTAGTTTGTTCCATCTGACTAATTCATCAACCGTGACATCAAAAAGATCTGCAATATTGGTTAATGTATCTCCTTCACAAACGACATAGATAGCACAACCATTTTTTGAAAAAAGACCTTTCAGACTCTTTTTCACCATTTCTTTTGAAGTATCAATACACTGAACTTGTATGATATCAGGCATACATAATTGTCCCCAAGGAATATCACCATTCATATTCACTATATCCCCATCAGAAGACAGTGAACATTCTTGATATTGTACAAAAGCATAACCTTCACCAATGACAAATCCAGTATAAGGGATTCTTTGGGCTCTTAGATTCTCAAAAGTTTCTCTGTTTATATAAATATTGTTATATTCACTCATATTTGTTTATATATTAATATAATATGTTTATTAACGGATATTTTAACAACAAAAGTAACTGGAAAATATATGATATTTTCTAAAACATCTCACAAAATCAAGAGATTTCGTCTTATGGAGAAACTTCTTGCTTTTGTGGAGTGTTAGTAACTATTTCTTTTATCATATTGTATACCTTATAACAAAAAGAAGATTTATTTATATCACATGGGACTACCAGAGAAATCCGTTTTTGTTGTGAAGAAAAATGGGGATTAAAAATAATATATATAGGTCCTTTTTTATTTCGGTCTAAAAAGAAACCTTTTTTATCCATTGCTTCAAACATATTCTTATCCTGTGTATAAAATATATTAAACACATTATCATCATTATCCAATTCTCTATAAAAGTTTGGATATAGTTCAATTATACGAGACTCAAATAGGTGTATAAAAGATGAAAAATTTAAATCTGTATAAAAAATATAATCAATACCTGTTATCATATCTAATGAATTTTTGGTGTTTCACCATGTCTTGTGACAGATGAACGATCTATTTCTACATCACCGTCAATATACTTAATAAATTGGCCTCTATCCCCATTTAAAGATTTCAATTTAGAATCATCTATCTGAATTTCAAAAAAATGAGAAGATTTATTTCCAGTTAAACCTAATTTCTTATAGCCATTATTGTTTTTGGCCAATATTTCAGGAGACTTGGTTGTTACATATACACCTTTAGGGTTTCCTTTTTTAGGTATTGAAGCTTTAAACACATACGGTGATTGCGAAGATATTTTATTGTATGATTTTTTACTTGTGTAGTGGTACACTGTTACAATATTTAGCCCAAATAAGTCTAAACCACTATTGGTATCATAAACATATCCATAAAATGTTGGGTTATTCCCTGCAAATTCTATTGGATCTTGTGACACATAGTTTCCCAAATTGGGAGAGTAATATCTAAATCGATTATAATATAATTCTGTTTCTTCATCTTCATATTGTCCCTGAAATCTGAATGGACAATCACCTAAAGAACTTCCTTTAAAGCTCGTTACTTTTCCGTAAATATTCAATATGCAATCCCAAATCTTGTTTCCTTGTTCATCGTACATTTGGATAGGTGTACCCAAATGGTCAGATACGATGGAATGCTGCTTGCTGTCTAGCATCTTCGCTGTAGGAATCAAAGTACCCACTTCAAATACCCAAGTGATTATATCCTCTGTCGGTTCTTTCTGAATATTCTCCTCCTCATTCGATTGCTCATCTGTTACCTTGTAGCTCCACTCATGTAGAGGCACATTTCCATTCCATATCCAACGTGTCTTCTTTCCGAAATATTGTTTGGAGGTTCGTCTTCCCAAGGCATCATACTGAAACTCTACCGGTCTTCCATCCGGACGTATAACTTTTTTCAATGTTCCATTGGAATTCCATTTGTAGTTCCAGCCCGTACCTGTTGCCAAAAAAGAAATACCCCGTTCTTTTTTCATTCGTTTGCGATCGTATCTAATATCGCTTCCTCTTAGTTCTTTGAACTCTCTAAAGACAAGGTTCCCCTCATTATCGTAATGATAGAAACAATCCGGATCCTCCAAAAGTTTTCCTCCGGCACCGTATTTACGGTCTTTCTTGTCCGGTGTCTCGAAGAGATTGCCAACGAAGTCCGGCATGCGGTAAATCACATCCGTTTCCGAACCTTGTATGGTCTCCTGCCGGATAAGAAAATCGAACCGGTCGTAGTCGTAGCGCATGACCGTTCCCGTCAGTTCGTTCTCCTTGGAGAGCAGGCGATTGGTAATGCCCCACTCATAACGGTACGCTCCACGCTCGATGCCGCCCACACGGACAGACTTACGCACCTCTCGCCCGAAACCGTCGCGCTCGGTGCTGACGGTTACGCCACCGGAGAAGGTGCGCTGCACCTCCAGCCCCGTGTTGTCGCGCACCCATGACGCCTGCCAGCTTTTGCCCGCCTGCATGGTTTGCAAGTTGCCTTCACGGTCGTACGTATGACGGATGTCCGCTCCCAGGCTGCTGGTGATGCGGGTACAGTTGCCCTCGCTGTCGTACGTGCGGTTAACGGTATATTCTCCCTGTTTTTCCTCAATAATCTGTCCTGTCTTCCTGTCACGGGTGAACTCCAGCAGGTTCTCGCTGTTTTCCGCCTTGACAAGCATTCCGTCCTTGTCATACGTGTAGAGGGATACCTCGCCGTCGTACTGTTCTTCCTTCAGGATGTTGTCCAGCCCATCATACAGGTATTCCGTCCATTTGTCCCGGGACGGTTTACCCGTGTGACACGTCCGGCACCGTCGCGCTCGTATTCGCGTCGCAGCCCGTCGAAACCGATTTCCGTAACTACCTGTCCCAGCCCGTCCAGCTCGAAGAAATAGTTGTCGCCCGCCTCGTTTCCGATACGCCGGAGCTGCAACTCGCTGTTGTAGCCGAATGTGATCCGGTGGCGTTCCTGCTCACGGCTTTTCAATACTCCCAACGCCCCATAGGTGAACTTCACTTCACGGATGTTGTCCGCAGCATGTACCATGTTCCCCATGGCGTCGTACTCGAACCGGTGCACGTTACCGTCCGGTTCTTCCAGCCGTATCAGGTTGTCTGCCCGGTCATAGGCGTACCTGGTGGCATTGCCTTTGACATCCACCGCCTGTATAAGCCTGCCCCTGCCGTCGTATTCCCACCTGCGGAACAGGCCGTTGGGGAACCGCAGCAGTTCGAGGTCGTAGCGGTCGTTGAAGGTGAGGGTATAGACGCGTCCCTGTCCGTCGGTAATGGTATGCAATACGCCTCCTTCGTAAGTGTATTTCACAGTTTCTCCGCTGAGCGTGGTGCGGCTGACGACACGGTCCATCCCGTCGTAATCCCAGGAGAGCTGTTTCCCTCCCGGCGTACAGAGCAGGACGAGGTTGCGGTTTCCGTCGTAGCTCAGGAACGTATCCTCGCCGTTCTCGTCCGTTATCCGGACAGGTTGACCGGACTCGTTGTAGGAGGTCTTGCGGGTATAGCCTTCGGGGTTGACCGTGACCTCCAGTTCCTGATATCCGTTGTACTGCAGGCGCGTGATTCCCCCATTGGCATCCACTATCTTGTAGATGAGCTTGTCCTCCCCGTAATGGTATTCGGTTTCGGCACCCTCCCCGTTACGGATATGGGTGTAGCCTTTGCCGTAGCGGATGAAGTACTCCATGACGCCGCCGTCCCCCCATGTATGCACACAACGGGCGTTCTCACCTTTGCCCTCGTATTCCCAATGGAAAGACATGCCTCCCTGATTGGTCAGCTGTACCAGCAGATGCCCGTCGGTATAGACGAAATGCTTGCTGACATCCAGCGCGTCGGTGGTCTCCACCATGTCGCCCCGGTCGTCATAACGATAGCGGACCAACTTCACCTCCTTACCGTCTTGATTTACGGATACGCAGAGTACCCGGCCCGATTCATCGGTTTCCACTTTTAGGAATTCTCCCCGTGAGGATACGATTCCCGCCAGTTTTCCAGCCGAAGCGTATTCGAAACGGATGCGGAACCCGTCTTTGGTGGATATGCCCAACACCATGCGGTAGCCGAAGCGGTTCTCCGGTCCGTCGAACCGATATTGAAGTCCCCGGATGTCGGTCAGCAGATAACCCTGCCCGTCAAGCGTCCAGAGCAATTGTTCCTTGCGGTCAAAATAGGAGTCCCCCGGTTTCAGCACGGGCAGGAAAGACTCCCGTCCGTCGGCATGGCGGAAGAGGAAAGCCTCTTCTTCCAGCCGCCGGATGCCCAGGTTGTAACTGTGGTGCCAGTTGTAGCCCAACGGGCCATCCACGGCGGCATCGCTGTAATAGGTGCGTTCCCAAACGATGGGGATGGGGCCAGGCAACTCGAAATCCACATTGGTGTGATACACCCTGCCCGTAGCAGCATCCACCGGTTCGCCGAATGTTATACAAGCTGTCTTTTTGAGGATTTTTGTGAGCCTAGGATTCAGCCCTGCCCTGTCTATCAATCCATGCAGGAGATGGGTTATTTTTTTCCCGAGTTTTGATAATCCTTTCAGCCCCAGCTTCATGGTTGCGGCAAATACGTCAATGGTGGGCGATCCGCCCACAAGCACAGGCTTGCCTACAGATGTGATAGTGGAAAGCATGGAGGTGGGTGCAAGCAGTGCCTTGCTCACTTTCTTGGATTTCCCTTTACGGGGAATAGTCGGTATTCCCACGATGTTGCATGAGAGTGCCGGATGTGTCAATGTGGAGCAGGGGGCACCGTCCGCCAGCACGGTTGAGCTGCCCATCCACATCTCCGATTCGGACATGCCGCTGACCAGCGGAGCCGGATGCAGGACGAATGCCGGAAGATGCACGATACCGATACCGGCTTGTGCTATCCATTGGTTATGCACCTTTACCGACGGGGACATACTCTTGAGCACGCTGCATGCCACTCCTGCCACCCCCTCGGAAACGCGAGGCAGTGCAACGGCTATTTGTGCCATGATATCTGCCATAAGGTCGTACACCTTACCCACATGAGGTACGGGCATGATGGGCGAAGGCGGTGTAACCGTGGGGTGCATGTCTATTCCGATGGAGAGGTCGCCGAATTTGGCGACAGGCATGCCAGGTACGGACGGAAGTGCTCCCCCCAGTCCAGCCTGAATATTGTCCAGGGCTGTTTTGGAAGCCTCAAAAAGATCGGCAAAACCACGTCTTGCAGTGCTGCTGCCGGCAATATCAACTATCATGTTGTTCATATCAGCCATATTAAAGAAGTGTTATTCATGAATATTACTAGAACAAACCGATTAGTCTGTTTTTGCAAATATATATTTTCCTGCTGAAAAAAGAAAGAATATTCCGTTTCTTTTTTATAAATCAAGAATTGAGAGCCAGCCCATTATTTATATGGAATGAATGGCAACGGATTACGTTGCTATATTCACCACTATCCCGTACCAGTTTTCTAAGACTCGCTATATATTAGAAGAATTTATGCATTCTTTTTTTCAGTAGGATTTGCGACTTTGGAGCAAATCATCCGGCTTGTACCGGGCAGGTTGGTCTTTGTCGGACAAAATGCTTTTTGTCGGACGAAGACACAACTTGCTCTGTTCGCTTGAACAGAGAATCCTCCTTCGTCGGATTGCTGCGCAACGTTCACAGCATGCTGTGGTCCGGTGAAGTCAGTTCCTTTCCATTGTCTGATTCCGATTGTGCAAAATCAGACAGTGACAACCGGTTGATAAACAGTGTTTGATATGACATTTGATGACATCTGACGACGTCTGATGTCAGGCAGGGGAAATGTTGGCGGAAATTTCTAAAATAGTCGTTACTCTTGGCACAGTGCATGAGGGCATGCATTGAAACATTGCCATGTAAGGTGTATTGCTTGTCTGCCACAAGTGATGCATGATGCGAATGCAATATCATCCACGTATGCGCAATGCCATATATGCTGTATGGCAGTCCCACATAACGGAATACATTGCATCCGTGCAATGCAGTGCGTGGTACATTGAATTCCATATTGCATGAATGCAATGCACCTTGTATGGCAACATCCTTCGGCAACCGGCAATACCTTGGTGCGATATGGTACGCAATGTATTCATGCAAAAGGTCGGGCAGTGCTTTGTGACCATATACCAACGGGTGCGTTTCATGTAATGAAACAGAAAAACAAATCCAGACAGATCTGAAACAAATTATATGCTCTAAATTCAAACCTATGAAGAGAAATCCTTTATTTGTCGCTTTGAGCAACCCAAAAGGTGGTATGGAAAAATCCACGTTTACCGTGTTGCTCGCCAGTTATTTCCATTGTCTGAACGGATATAACGTACTTGTGGTGAATTGTGATTATCCACAGCACAGCATCAGTGCCATGCGGGACAAGGAAGTGGGAAACATTGAAAAAAACGTGCATCTCCGGTGTATGTTGTGCGGACAGTTCGACCGGACGTGCAAGAAGGTGTATCCTGTTCTTGCCGGCGTTCCGGGAAAGGAACTGGAAACGACACTTCCCCTGACGGGCGGGTGTGACCATTCTCTTTTTTGATCTTTCGGGAACGGTGAACTCACCTGGGGATGTGCTTGCTGAAATGGTCCGTACAGGTACACGGAACTCACGCTGACACGTGGAATGATTGGAATGACAGACGAAGACGTGGAAACCGATTCGTCCCCCCCAAAAAAAAATGGAATGTGACAAGAATAAAGGGGCGTTCGGCCGGGTATGGACCCGCCGGATGCCCCTTTGTGTATATTCATTTTTATGTACAGCCTATCTCAAAATCGGATTCGAGAGCAATATCTTGTAATAGACCGTTCCGTTCACCTCCATGGGTGTCTTCGCCATCATGAACTGTACACTTTTCCGCTCCACCTTCGCCTGTTGCATGAGTCTCTGTACAATGAATCCGGCGGAGAATCTCGCGCACCTTTTGTCCTTCCATACGATGAATCCGTCATCATCGGTGGTACGGCAGATATACCAATCTCCCGTATCATCATCATGTGCGAAACTTACCCGGCCTCCGCCAAGGATCCCCAGCTCGATTGACATGGTTTTTGACAGATAGACAGTTCCCCTGCTGTCCAGATTGATGGTCCGCTTCCCCTTGTACAGAACCTCCTGCGGACGGGAATTCTCCTTGTTGTATACGATAAGTGCCATAGTCCTTTTCTTTTTATAATGTTATTACAATGATTTCCGTTCAGGATACCGCTCCTTCGATTACCAGCATCTGGCTCCTCCATGCAAAACTCTTGTGCGAGCGCACCGCTTCCACTATAGCGCATACTTTCTGTGATATTGCCATAGCCGAGATGCCCATGCATTCCGCCAGTGCCTTGAAAGAGAAACTGGCCTCGTAGAACCGGAGCATGAACATCCGATATTCGTCATAGGAGAATTTCTGCCGGATAAAGCGGAGTATGTCCCTTACCAGCCTCTCGCATCCGTTCAGGTCGTCCGTGGAGAGAAGCTCCGCCTCCTCACCGCATCTGAGGAAAAAATCGTCTTCAGGATGGGCATACCGGTTTTCTCTTTTTATCTTTACCAGAGCTGCCTTTTTGTAACATCCGACAAAATATGCGTCATAATCCGTTATATCCTTTCCGGGAACCTGCACTTGCTTTCTTACGAAAAGGTAGGTGTCATGGAAATTGTCCTCGTCCAGCATTCTGTACCGGCGTAACGTCCCCCTCAATCTGTCATAGGATTTTGTGAACCACTCGTTGAACAATCTTTCCTTTTCTGCGCTCTTGTCTGCCAT